TCTAACGATACCGCCTAGGCGTCTTGGAGTATCGAGGGTATCGCATCTCGCGAAACCTTCTTATCGCCTCCGTCCGCGATCTTGATTGACTGCATGAGGGCAAGGTATATAGCTCTGTCTTTGCAGAACTTTTCTGTTGCGTCGAGCAACCATTCGTAATCGACCCACTCATCGGATAGTCTTTGTATTGTCTGTATCGAATCTTGAAACGATTCATCAGTAAGGTCGTTACGATTTTGGAGATTAATTGTAAGGACTTCTTTAGTAGGAACTTTGTCGTACTTAGCAGCGAAGTCAGCAATCTCTTCGTAGATAATTTTCTCATGATAGTTCTCATAATATTCTGCTTTGAGAAACGGAACCACCTTGCGATAATACTCCTCGTTATGTAGGAGGTTTCTCAAGATGGTTTCTTCAATGCGTTCAATTGCCATAGGAGAATTCTTTCTTTGCTGCTTCTTCGAGTTTTTGCATCACTTCTTCTGTGAAGTATTTTTCGGGATCAGCAAGTACAGCAGAAGGATAAACGGAAGATTCCCCAATAAGAACCCGATTGCCGTTCTTCCCGAAGACTCCGTACTCGATACCCAGTTCCAGTAATCCGTAGTATTTGTCAAGACCTCGCTCGTCAAAAAATAAGCGTGTTGCAACTTTAGAACCCTCCACGGTTAGACGAGACTTCTTTGCCTCACATTTAATGATGTTGCCAACTACCTCTTTCTTACTGTCACGCTCTTTGGATTTAGTAAGATAGATGATAGTAGAAGCAGCATACTTAAGACCTGTGCCGCCTCCCATTTCCTTTGCAGGCATGTATGAACCAATCACATCATAAGTATGATTAGTGACGATCATAGGCACTTGTGCTTGTCCGAGTTTCAATGTTAGCACACGGAAGGCACCCTTGATCAACTGACTCTTAGTCATGTCACGAACCTGTTTGTCATTGGCAACATCCTCCATTTCTTTGGAAGTTGAAAGCATACCAAGAGAGTCTAGCACGAACATCATAGGTTGACGCTCGTCCTTAGGTTCCTTCATATACTTATCGACAATGCGACATGCCTGGGTCCTGAACTCCTCAATGGTAGCAACAGGGAACAGCACCATACGCTTAGAGTCAATGCCACGAGACTCAATCATGTCACGGGAAATGGCGGATTCAGTCTCAAAATAAATGACGCCACCTGTAGGATTAGCATCAAGGAAATTACGAACGACAGAAAGAGCAAAGAAAGTCTTGCCCGTGCTTGATTCTCCTGCCAAGGCCGTAACCTTATTGGAAGGAAGACCTCCAAACAACGAACCACTAACCAGGGCGTTAAAGATATAACTCCCAGTGTCAACATAATCAGTAATGTCGCCAGCAGCAACTCCTTCACTAACCAAACCAGCAAACTCGTTTCCACTATCTTTAATTACAGAATCTAAGAATCCCATTGATCAACTAACTCCTCATAGAAATTTACATAATTATACTGATCTCGCATTAACTTAGAGAATGCAAAAGCAGTGTTGTAGTCTTCAAAACACTTAATGTCTTCTGGACCAACTTGACCCACGACATGATTGGTCCATGTAACTACAAAGATTTTCTTGCTCATTCAAAGAAACTCCCGATCGTGATGGTTTTTTCATGGGTCCACCCGATACATTGTAGCACCTTTTTGAGCGGTTCGAGAAATGACTTCTCAAACTGTGTTTGATAATCCACATATTTTTCGATACCAAACTCCTTCGGCAACTCACCAAAGAAACTGATGATGTTCTCGTGTAATGGATTTGGTGTCTTGAGATACATGAACTTGATCTTCTCACCTTCTTGGATAAGAGGATGTTTGTTCTCTACATTATACTTCTTGACATAGTAATTGTAAAGTAGAGCACCTCTTACTGCGATAGGTGTTCCTTTTTGATAGATCTCGGTTGGATGACGATACTGGGCGAGGTTGTTAACTCCTCTGGGAAAGGCGACTTCTGAATAATGTCTTTGTCTCGTTTCTGTTCTGACACCATTGATGAAATTGATAAGTTCATCATTTGTCTTGCCGATAATAATCTTAAATGCTGCATACAATTTGTCTCTAAAATACGCTGGTGTCGATGACCTAGCAGTTTCAAGACCCATGATCTTCATCTTGGGTTCCTTGTATCTAACGCCTTCACTGTCCCATACATTGAGAATGTATCTTTTCTTAGCAGTCCAAATACCACGGTCAGCGATATTCTCCCGCTTCATACTCATCTTTTGGTCATATGCCGACACGTAATCTGCAAGTTCTTGATATGAACCCTCAATAAAAGGTTCCAGTTTCTCTTGGCAGATCTTGTCAAGTATCGCCACAATTGCTGCTTTGTCGCCAGACTTAGCACCAAAAAATTTATCAACAAGAGGTCCAAGATTAAGATAGATTGAGTCGGTATCGCTAGCGATGACATAATCCACCTCCTCTGTAGAAAGCAATTTATTTAGGTATCCGTTCATACGGTTTTCAATCCAACGGATCGATACCTGACCAGACAAAGTGATTGCCTCAGCATTAGCAAGACGATAATAACGGAAGTGTTCGTTGCCGATGGCACCATAAGCAGAGTTCAAAGAGATCTTCTTTGCCATCTGAATATTGTTACATCTCGCAATCTCCTTCATGAGTTCGACAGTGGGTGTCTTCTCATATTCTTTCTTAGCAGCAATCATCTTCTTCTTGAAGATGACACGAGAGTCATACATCTTCTTCATCATCTGAGGAAGAAACCCATGCTTCTCTTTTGTATACTGTGCGCCGTTAGCACACACAGAGAACTCACCGTCAATATCTACCTGTTTCTCAAGTATTTTATCAACGGTGACTGATGGATGTCTGGCATCTTGGAGTGTCTCTGGCGAGATATTGTACTGCATAATAAGGTGAGGATAGAGAGAGTTGAGATCAAAAGACACAACCCAATCATAAAATCCTGGTTTCGGTTCCTTGACATAAGCACCTGCGTATTTCTCAGACTTCGTTGCCTCCTTCTTAGGAGGGATTGCAATCTTACGCTTCAGTAGTTCGCAATAAATGTAGTTATCCCACATACGAACCTGACTAAACACATCTTCATAATTCACCTTAGCATCGTATGCCATGGTGTATGCCAGTTCAATCAGTTTCATCTTGTCATCCAGTTTGTCTACCAGGCGAACATCATGGATGTTGTACTCAATGAACTTCTGCCAATCGTTCTCATAGAACTCCTTGAATGTATCAAATTCAGAGTGATCTAGTTTCTTCTCGTCAAGTTCTACAGAACAAATATGATCCAGACGATAACTCTCTTGGTTTGTATAAGTAAACTTCTTATACAGTTCCAGATAGTCAAGTGTAGAGATACCAAGCATGTCGATAGAGAAATTCTTACGACCCTTGATAAAGATCTCACGCTGAGACACAAGTTTCCAAGGTGAAAGAAGTTTCACAAACTTCTCACCCATAATACGATTGATACGATTGTGGATGTATGGCATATCGAACAACTGACAGTTCCATCCCGTAACAACATCAGGATAGTTCTCTTGCCAGTAATCAAGGAATGCACCCATCATGGTCTCCTCAGACCTGAAGTGCATGTAGTCCACCATAGGATCCTTGTTATCAAATGCACGGGCACCAAAGACCGTTATACGCCCCGAGAAGGAGTCCTTGATACTGATAGCAAGGATTTCCTGGTCAGCACTCTCAATGTCTGGGAACCCGTTCTCAGCAGCAGTCTCGATGTCAATAGTAAAGACACGAATCTTGCTGCTATCAAACTTCAGTTCTTCCTCTGGATGCTGCTCGGCAATGTACTGATACAGGAATCGAGAGTTACCGTAGATCTCAAAGTCATCGACTTCTTTGTATTGTTTTACAAAATCTCTTGCTTCTGAAATAGAACCAAACTGATGTGGTTCTACGCAATCACCTTCTAGTGTACGCCATTCCGAATAGTTCTTCGTAGGCAAATACAGCGTAGGGTTGAAAGGAACCCTGACGCTGTAGCGATTGCCATTCTCATAACCACGCACAAGCAGACGGTTGCCTGCTTGCTCAACACTAGTGTAAAACTTCATTCAAGAGATTCAATATAACGAGCAAGCAGTTGCTTGCTTGGAGTAGTCACAATAGTAATGTCAGAAGACCTGACATTAAATTCACGCTCAGAAGAGTGTACTGCCCATGGGGTTAGTTGACCATCACAGTCTACTGTATAAGGTTCAACTAACCACACATCAGGGTCACCTGGCAAAGTGTCCCCTTCAGTTGGTTCTACCTGAGTGATAATCCAATCATTCCCCAGTCGCAGAAGATTCGCTTCCATCAGTCCCCTCTTCAAAGAATAGTTGTTCGTCAGTAAATCCGTTCTCTTTCAACTTTCCAACAAAGTTATCGAGAATTTGGTTGTCTGGGAATACCACACTCATGATGTGAGTACCACCAACTTTATGTTCTTCTACTGGAGAGAAAGGACACCAGCGAGTATAGTTAATCGGCATACTACCGTCTTCGTTAACTGCACCAAGTGTAAGAACAAATGGATAGATTAAACGATAACCAACAACTTCTCCCTCTTGCCTTACTTCACCAAAAAGGCAAAGAACTTTTTCTCCCGTTACGAGAGTAACAACACGAATATTATGATTCGTCTTCAGAGTCTCTTGTGGTACTTGTGGTGTCTGTGTCATTTTCTAGTTCCTTCTTTTGATCAATTTTTTGTTGCCAGGCATCTGCCAGTCCTGGTTCTGGTGTGCTGATTGTCATTACACAATCATATGGAATTTTAAATGCTGCGTCTGGAGAAAACGGATTCCACTTACTAAATCTAATTTGATATTCTGCACCATATTGCTCAGTGAGATACTGTGGTTGAGTACCATCTAAGTTGAGAATATATGGATCCTCCATAAGAAGACAAATACCTTTCTTTTCTTCTGTTTCAGAATCAAAGATTTCTTTTAGTTCAGTAATAATGCGGTCACCTGTTTTCAGAGTAACAATCGATACTGCCATGGTGATATTGTTTTATGCTTTAGTTTACCATCAAAAAAGGGGACCGTCAAGTCCCCTTCAATTTTATTTAGAACCATTTCTTTCGCCTCTGTTTCTCTGGTAAGTTTTTGATAAGAGTGATTGTTAATAGTCCGTCTTCAAATTTCACATCTTCAATTTCTACATCATCTCCCATTTGCCAGTTGCGTGAGAATGTTCTATATGAGATTCCTTTATGTTGATATTTCCTTTCCTTATCTGGTGGTGCTTTACGAGCAGATACTGTCAAGACATTTCGTTCCGTCTCGACTTCAATATCTCCTCCTGAAAATCCAGCAAGAGCGACTTCCAGTAATGTTCTACCACTACCTCCATCGACAACATTGTAAGGTGGGTAATTTGATCCACTTCCTGCGAGAGCTTCAAGTCTGCTGAATGTTTCATTGAATCCAATTGAATAAGGGGTATAAGTTTCCCAAGTAATATTAGTCATGTCCTTAAATAAGCGACTGTGTACGATAGGACCCCGAAGGCATCCTGGCGTAAGAGTGGGACGGTGAACCGCCCCTCATCCTCTCACATACTTATTTAACGATTGATATTAAAACTTTAATAGGAGAGAACCGTATTAAAACTTACGGTTTACTCGACCGCTGTTTTCTTACGACCAATATTATACTTAGATTCCAGTGTCCATTCTCCCTTTTCTTTGAAAGAAAGAACTTTAATTTGGTTTAATGGAGCAAGGTCTGCAATCTTTTCTTGACTCAATGCATCAATAGTTACAAGACCCCAGTCTACCAACAACTGAATAATTCTATTACGACGCTGCACATCATTCAAAGAAAGATTTGTTCTCTTTCCATCTAGAGCAAACAACTCTTTAAAATGTACAATGAAATACTTGCCCTGTTTATGAAGAATGTGACAGGACTGATAAATTTTCTTTTCTTTTCTAGAAGCAACACCAATACGAGTGAGCGTTTCTCTCACCTTGAGGAAGTCATCGGGTTCACGAAGGACTACCTCCACCATATCAGTTTGTTTCCACTGGATCTCAGTATCAACGCTCATGTTTTCCACCTTTGCTCAATGCTTTCTTAATAGTATCTAGTTGATCCTTGGTGAGAATCCTGAGCGCCTGTAGAGCTTTATCGTCATTATAACCATAATACTCTTTAACCAAGTCAAGATAATCAATAGAATCTTTTCTTGCCCAAGGAGAGAATCTCTTCCTGGGTTTCACACTATTTAGCAAAAAGTCATATTGCATCTTCTTAGGAAGATCTGGATACTTGTTCATCTCATTGGCATACAAGATAGTATCCGTAAAAGAGCTGAGGCACCTGTTAATAATGTAAGGAGGATAACCTCGCTCAGCATCAGTATCACCATCAAGGATATTTCTTTTAGATTGATTGATTGAGTAAAGGTAGTCCTTCAGTTGATACATTATTTAAATACAGCAGTAACAGAAACAATTTTGGCACCAGGATTACGAGCGAGAGCAACCTTCCTGGCATCTTGATAGTCACGGGCAATCATCTCTTCTTTGAAGACGGTGCCTGCTTTATAGAGAGTCACTTCACACTTCATAGTTCAGAATGACAAGTTCTTTGCGTTTTGCTTGATCTGTATTATAGGTCCCCACAGAACGCATGGTGTAAGTGTGTGCAAATTCTGCTAGTGTCCACCCTTGGAATCTCTCTTTGATAAGTTGAGACGAATTATAAGATATGAGTTGAGGACCAACAAAGCGATCACAACAGGCAGCAAAATCATCGTGGTCGAATGATTTGTGCATATCACCTTTCCTTCCGTATAAGTGAGATCCAATATCGTAGGGTGGGTCGAGGTAAGTGAAGACCTGCTTGTTATCGCAAAAGAGTTGTTCATAACTTCCGTTAGTAATTTTCCAGTTTTTAATTAGTTCTGAGTATCCTGGCAGTTTGTGGATTCCACGCATTGAGAAGTTGGAATCACTTGCTTGCTTGGAGAAAGAAGAAGTTGCACTGAGGCCACTGAAAGAACACTTATTGACAATATAAAAACTAACGGCTGTCTGTACAGGATCACGCTCTCCTTCATCCAGTTCAAGGTATTCCTTAGACTCGATAAAGAGATCTTTGGCAGACATGGGGTTAGGGTGCCTCTGTTTAAGGTATTCAAGTTTTTGCGTAATTTCATAACCATGGTCCTGTAAGCATTTCCAGAAAGTGGATAGTGGTTCGTATAGATCGTTGACCCAAACATCCAAGTGTGGGTACATCTTGGTGACATACAATGCTACCGAACCACCGCCCAGAAAAGGTTCGCGAAACTCAGTGTAATCAGATAGATCAGGAAAAAATTGAGCGAGTTTAACTGTCGCTCTACTTTTACCGCCTGGGTAACGGAGGGGAGTTTTCAGGGACTTCATAGTCTGGATCATTGTATTTAAGGTATTCCCAAAAGGTCATTTTCAATTCCTTCTGCGTCATGCCACAATGGGCGGCGGCAGCAGGTAGATTCATTGTAGCACGAAATAGTGCTTCATGTGCTTCTTTTACATTTTCGGGTGTTGTTTTTACTCTTGATGTATGCCCATTGCCTGGCGGGTTCGTCTTTAAGTCTTTCATGCATTTCCTCCATCATAATAATTTTAGGTTCCTTCTCAAGGAACTTTAGGATTGTCACGCTTCAAATACTCCATTGCTCGTTCTAGTCCTTCCATTGTATCACCTAACTGACCAATGCCAGTGTTGCAACCACCACAAATCCACCCACGGAATTCCATAGTTTCATGATCATGATCGAGCCACAGTTTTCTATCTGTGGCACCACAACATGCACATGGAGTTCCAATAGGTGGTCTAGTAAGTCGCATTTCTTTCATAAGTCTCAGGGCAATGCCAGAGTCTTTCTTTCCTCCTCTCTTTCTGCAGTCCTTGCAGAAGTTATGGAGTCCATCTCTGGTGCCTGGTTTCTTATGATAATGTGTTAGTGGATGTTCTACTCCACAACAATCGCAAACCTTTTTATCGAGCACAATGGTTGACTCGATTCCAGGAATAAAATTGTAAACTGTCATGTCTCATACTCCCGTATTCTCTACGAAGGAGCGCATCTCTTCTGCCACAGCATGAATCTGCTCTGCTGTAGGATATTCTGGATATGGTCCTGGGTCTTGCCCTGCTTCTTTCAACTCGGACCATCGAGAGACATTATGTGAAAGTTGATATTCTAATCGTTCTTGCGCCTTTTGCAAAAATTCCCAGCGCATTTCATACGGGTTCATCGCCATTGTTTTCCTCCTTGAGGTGTGTTTTGTGTTCGCTCCACTGTTGTGAAGTCGTGTTCTATTTATACGATTAATTTTTTATTTGGAGATTGAATTACAGAAAACATATTCTGATATTCTGTTTCAACCTCAGGTTGAGTTTCTGAAATATAAACAACATAGTCGTTGGTAATTTCAAGTTCAACTCCTTTTGCTTTGAGAAGTGGAGACCATGGTGCAAATCCAATTTGTCCTTGCTGTCCCGTTGGAACTGCGACAATAGGATTGACAACAACAATACTATCTTCTTTTTGTTCTACAAGGTCTGCAATGACATCTTCACCAGACCACATACGAATCAATTTAATGTTCATTTGAATTCACAACTCATCATAATTTCTGTTAGACATGCAAGCATATTGACTTCCTGATCAGGAACGATCTGGATGTCACGCATATACTTTGCAATGATAAGAACTGCCTCTGGAATAGAAGCAGGTTTCATGACACCATAAATGCTGTCATAGATCTTACGCATCACCATACTGGGATCGTTATCCATGTGTTGAACAACCCAGTTCTTGACATTAGTAAACTCTTTCTTCTTCAACGAACTAAGAAGAGAGTCCAGATTAACGTCAGCAACATCCACAAGGATAGCAGAATTAATACTTCCAGTAGCAGCGTAGCGTTGACACTCATTAATAAGACGACGCCAATCAGGATAATAACGCTTAGTAAGTTTGGCGAGAACTTTATCTTCATACTGAATCTGTTCGTGATCTAGAATAGTTTTCAGACGAGTGAAGAACTGCCCTTGCAATCCTGTTGCTTGCTCTGGTTTGATGCGAAAGTCAACGACCGTGCATCGTGAATGCAGTGGTTCGATGATTTTGTTGATGAAGTTGCAAGTGAATATAAAACGACAGTTGCTATGGAACTCCTCAACAGCAGTCCTCAGAGACAGTTGAACATCGTTGGTGGTGTTGTCTGCCTCATCGATGATAACGACCTTGTGAGACGCTCCAGAGGTCAGAGAGACCGTTGTAGCAAACTGCCTCACACGGTTCCTCACAGTGTCTAGGAAGCGTCCCTCATCGGATCCGTTGATCACGATATAAGAGGCACCAATCTCCTCACACAGTGCCTTAGCGATGGTGGTCTTGCCCACACCTGCAGTGCCACTCAACAGCAGGTTAGGGAGTTCACCCTGGTTGACGAAACCCTGAAAGACTTCCTTGATACTATCAGGAAGAATACAGTCTTCGACAATGTTTGGGCGGTATTTCTCCACCCACAAAAATTCTTTACTCATTCCAATGGTCTCTTAAATGATTTAGATATGATGTCTTTGGCATTAAACATCATTTGCATATACTCTACACCCTTCTTGGGTTTAGTATGCTCACCGCATGTGAAGATATCACATACCGCCATGCCTTTCTCAGGCCATGTATGAATGCTGATATGAGACTCAGCAAGCATAGCAACACAGGTTACACCTTGAGGATCAAATTTGTGTGAATGTAATGCCAACAGTGTTGACTGACATTTCCTAGATGCAGTGTAAACTATGTCTCGGACAAACTCCTCATCGTTGAGGAGATCTCTAGTACAACCTTTCAATGTGAAAAGGATGTGTTTCATGCGGGTTCGAGAGCAATGTAATAAGTAAGATCGACATCGGTATTAGTCCACTCAGAGATCAAGTGTTTGGACACCTTGACAGTATAGTCCCCAGGAAGAACACGAATGTTCTCAATCTTGAGATCAAGAGAATAGGTGCCACTGCAACAACCCGCCACGGTGATATCGTAAGTATTGCTGGTATCATTTTCCTTGTCCCTTAGGATAAGTTTGATAGTATCTAGTCCTTCTTCGGACTGAAATGTAAGATCAGGCAAACTGTAAACTGCAGATGCTTTCTGCAATGCAACCAGATCATCACCACTCAGATTAAACTGAATGTCTGCACCAGGAAATTTTACATTCTTTTCTGGAGCACTCTTGAGCGTAATCTCAGGATCCGAAAAATAGTATTTTGCAGAAGTGCGCCCCCCACGAATGCTAACAAAATCGTTAGAGGTGAACTCGAGCTGAGGATCGTTAAACAGAGAGATACCGCTAAGAAACTGACTGAGATCATAAATTGCGAAGTCAGAAGGAAATACTTCTTCGCCAGTAAACTTTGCGAGAATGTTCTCTGCATTGCTAATAGTTCGTACTGTGCTTCCCTTTCGGAATACGATGGAGGAATTGATTGTCGAGAAGTTCTTGAGGACATCTAGGGTCTTTTTAGATAGGATAACTTTACTCATTGATTGTAGGATTCGGTAACAGAGGTCTTGTCAGAGAAGTGAAGAAGAAGCAAAGCATAGTGCAGGATCTTGATAATGTCCCGACGAGCAGTGCCCTTCTTATCGTAGCGTGAAGCATACTTCAGGATGTTGCTACGGCAGAATGCCTCAGCGTCTCCACATGCTTCAATTAAGTCTAAAGTTTGAATGCTGTCGTTACCAGCAGAGTAGTGTTGTCCATAAGTTCCAGTGATGTAATCACGCAGCTCTTGTAGTAGAGCATCTTCATTATATTTGTTTGCCATTCACTTGTTCCAGATAAGGCGAATATTATTATGGTAGCATTCTTCGAGGTTGCCGTCAAGATCTTTGACAAACAACTTGAGACCTTCGCCACCTAAAATCTTAACAGTCTTGCCGCTGTCTAGAACGGCAAGATTGTTGACATACCCATGAAAACTATCAGTCTTGGTTTGTGGCATCTTCCTCCTCCGTGTTTACATCAGCATCAATTTTATCATACAGTTCGACGAATGATTGCTTTGTCTCATCATCGAAACGGTTGACACATACTTTAATTGCCTTCATACGATTGCCCCAGATAGCATAGGCACGAATAATATGAACAAGACGACGGGTGGAAATAACTTCATCAATGCCTCCATCAGCGAATGTTTTACGAATAATGTCTGCCCAGTTAGCAAGGTTGGTGCAGAACTCTTCATCATGTTTGCCAAGCGATGCAGCAACACGAAGAAGGATTTTAGTTTCAGTAGCAGGAGTAGGATACTCTTGCTCAAAAGTGAGAGCGAAACGCTCAAGGAATGCTTCATTCAGCACATTAGTGCCAATGAAACGACCGTCATCAGAACCCTTACCCTTGGTGTTGGCAGTAGCGATGACATTGAAACCTTTAGCAGGTTGGACATAGCGACCAGTTTTCTTCAAGAAGACACCCTTGCCTTCCAGTACAGATTGCAGACACAAGATCTTGTTAGAGGCAAGGTCAACTTCATCTAGAAGCAGCACAGCTCCCCGCTCCAGAGCTTCGATGACAGGACCATTATGCCAAACAGTTTCGCCGTTAATAAGACGGAAACCACCAATAAGATCATCCTCGTCGGTTTCAATGGTAATGTTCACACGAATCAACTCCCTATTTAGAGCAGCACATGCTTGCTCAACAGAGAAAGTCTTACCGTTTCCTGAAAGACCAGTGATGAAAGTAGGATAGAAAATACCAGACTGGATGATTTTCTTCACATCAGTGAAGTTGCCAAAAGGAACATAGTTCTCATCCTTGGAAGGAATGAGGTTTTGCTCAATGGCAGGAGCAGCAGCAGGTGCTTGATAAGTCTGCTCAAGTTTTTCAGTAACAGTCAGGTTCCACTTGCCAATGCTTTGCTTGTAATCTTTGAGACGCTTCTTGACAGTAGCAAGAGAGCAGTTGAAATGCTCAGATGCTTCAAACAATTGCTTTGTGTTTACCTCAGTGCCATGGGCATCGGTAAGGTAAGAAACGAGGTCTTCAGTTGAAACGGGAACAGGAGCGAAAGGCATGTGTCTTGTGTGTTGTGTATGAATATAGTATAACGGTCATGGGTGCCCTGTGTGACACCCATGGACCAGTTTGTCAACTGACATACTCGATGAATGAGTTGAGCAGTTTCTTGTTAGTGGACTTGTTACCGAGCATTTTCTTAAATGCACGAGAGATCTCTCCTTTCTTAGCACCAGACTCAACATTGAATTCAGTGTTTTCATTCAGAGAGTTGTTAGAGATAGCATAGAGAGCAGTGAATGCTTTAGCATTTTTGATAATTGCAGACTTCTCTTTCTTCCATTGCTTCTGGATTTCAGAATAACCTTCATAGGATGCATAGCGACCAACAAAGCTTTGCAATTGACTACCAGGCATAATACGGAAACCAAGAACATTTACGCCTGGGTTACGATCACGAACCTGCTGAATGAAAGTATTGGTGATATTGTCACCCTCAAACTGCTTGTAAGTAATACCTGTCTTGCGGTCACGAAGAGTCTGATACCAATCAAGACGACGAGCAGAGACACGATAATCATCCTTGTAATCAAGATACATCTCATGACCATAAGCAGCAGCACAACTTTCACCATCAGACAAGATGCAGACATTTACTTTCTGCAAATCATTCTTCTTCTTGAATTCAGGGATGATGTAATTCAAACAAACAATCGCTTCATTCAAAGGAGTGCCAGACAGAGCAACACCAAAGGTGCTGCTGTACTTAGTGCAGTAACGGTAAGTAAATGCTTCACGCCACAGGTTCTTGCACTGACGCTCATACTCACGAGCATTAGAACGAGATGAGATAAAGTTCATCATGTGGAAGTATTCCTTATTGATATACACCACATTCTTTTCAATACCAGGATGATCGTAACTCATGTAGTTTGTTTCACCTGCCATTGCTCGCTTAGCAGCAACCCACTCATTGGTGAATGCATAAACCTCAAAAGGAATCTGCACTTTCTTACAGAAAGCAGTCAGGTTTAAAACTTGCTTGACAGTCGAAACAATCTCGTTAGACATCGAACCCGACCAGTCAAGAATAAACAGAAGACCATGGTTCTTTCCATCAGGAAGAACAGTTACTTTTTTGAAGAGATCTTCGTTATAACGATAAGTGTGTAACTTTGAAGTATCAAGCACACCAGTTTTAGATTGACCAGCACGAGCGTAAGCGTCAGCAGACTTACGACACTCGAACTCTTTAACAAGATAGTTTACCTCCTTCTGAGATTGCTTACGAAATTCATAGTATTTGTTGTCAACAAACTCATAATTTTCTGGATCAGATGCATTCAAATCAATCCAGTCATGCAGAGTAGTCCAGTCAACAATGATACTATCTAGGTCGATTGCTTCAGGAATCTCAACATAAATTGGATTTCTGCCATGGGATGTTGACAGTTTCTCAGCAGCATTATCAAATGCACTTTGAGTCTCTGAGGTTTCACCACCAGCAGGACCTTCTACTTCTTCTTCAAGTTCTTCCTCTTCTTCAGGATCACCTTGAGGTTGTTGACTCTGAGGCATTTGCTGAGGTTCTTGCTGCTGTTCCTCAGGTTGCTGCTCAGTTTCTTCGACATCGTTACTTTCAGTTTCACCCTCTTCAGGGTTCTGTGGTGCAGGCATCTCTGCAACTTTTTCAGTTTGATTGCTGAAGTTATACACATCAAGAGCAATCTGCAGCACTTCTTCAAAAGTCTCTGCAACATCAGTGCGAGCAACAAACACTTTCTCTTCAATGGAGAAAGGAATCAATGCGCTGGCACCGATTTTAAAATGAAGGTTAATACGGTCAATCAGACTAAACTTGCTGATATCCTGATCAGCAATATCAAAAAAGTCAAGATCATTCAGTTCTTTGTAACCACCAGCAAAAGACTTACGAAGACCAGGGAACTTACGCTTCATCAACTTCTCGATGCGAGCATCCTCAATGACATTCACAAAGTCTTTAGGGCAGTCAACTACACCGCGCCAGTCTTCATTAGGAGTAAACAGAGCATGACCAACCTCGTGACCAACCAGCATGTCATAGACAGTGCCAGATGCTTTGTCCCACATAGGCAAAGTCAACACGCGACGCTCAACATCGAACATTGCAGTAGGAGTCTTACGGTGCTCTACAATCAAGTTCTCAGTAGCGAGAAGTCTTGCGAGGTTGCCTTTGATTTCTTGGGATTGCATGTGTCTTTTTGTCTGATGGAATCATCATAACAAAAAAGGATGGTCATCCAACCATCCCATGTGTCACTTCGTTAACTGTCTCCGTTAGGGTACTATAGTTCTTCACCTTCTCCACAGAGATGGTTCTATCAAACTTATCGTCTAGACCCTGCTTATGACTGATGACAAACACTTTGGTGCTGTCGTCAAAGTTACGAAGAATCCATCCTAGGTCAGATGTACCAGACTGGTCAAGAGATCCATCAAAGATTTCATCCAAGATCAGTAGGTTAGTATCCACAGAATTCTTAAGCTTAGCGATAGAACGCCAAGTAAGCAGAAGAGCGATATCAATACGAGCTTTCTCTCCTTCACTAAAACTGTCATAGGAAAATACATCACGGTATCTAGATTTAATTTGCTCCTCAAAGTTCTCATCAAGAGTAAAGTTGACATAAAACTCCATCCTCTGTAAGAAATCGTTAATCAATTTGTTCATGGTGGGAAGATAGGTCTTGATGATCCTGGTCTTAATACCATTGTCTTTAAGGAGTTGACCTGCTGTTGTCAGAACATCACGGTCAGATTTCAGAGTAGCATGTTGAGCACTCAATTGCTTTTTGTTGTTTACAAGAGTTTGCAATTTATCAAACTCTGCTTTCTTGTCTGGGTTTGCTCCTTCTAGTTCTCGAATTTCTTCCTGCAGTGTCTCCACTTGCTTTCGGACTGTCATCAACTGGAAGTTAGTCTGAGAGATGGTGGTGTTGATGTTGTTAACTTCAGTAGACAACTCAGTGAACTTTGCAAATCTAGATTGTTCTTCTTCGATTGCATTCTGTAGATCTGTGTGTCCTATTTTCATCTCATCAACTTTGGACTTTCCTGCTTCCAGTTTCTCATTACGAAACTCTTCTGACAGTTCTTGTGTGCATGTAGGACACACATGATTGATCTCAAAAAACTTATGCTCTTTTTTACATGCGTCAAGTTTATGTGTTAACTTAATCATGTATGTGTTCAACTTTTGCAATTTCTCATTTGATTTTTGATACTCTTGCATTTCTTCATTAAGTTTTCCGATTTGTTGTGTTAGAATTGCAACATCTTCGGCACCTTGGAGTTCAGTTTTTTTATACTCGTTTACCCTTTCTTGTTTACGATTGATCTCTTCTTGAGTCCTCTGTTGCAGTGTCAACATGTGCGACTTCTGCAATTCAATCTTATCTTTCAAGAGAGAAACTTGATAGTCTACATCACGCAACTCTTCATTGTTCTCTCTCATCTTATCTTTGAGGAGAACATTCATCGTAGAGAACACTTGGATGTCCAAGATGTCTTCAATAATATCACGACGCTGTGCTCCAGGAAGTTTCATGAATGGGACGAATGTAGATGATCCCAACACAACAATCTGCGTGAATGATTTGTAATTCATCTTGAGCACATTCTGCTCAAAGTTCTTCTGCTGTTCTACAACAGTGCTCTCCTGATTCCACAACTGTCCATTGCAGGTAATCTCAAACTTGTTTGGTTTAATGCCACGAGTAACTTTGTACTGTGCCTTACCAATACGAAACTCAATCTCCACGAGACAATCTTTCTCATTGATACTGTTAATCAATGCAGACTTGCTAATCTTGCGGAATGGTTTTCCGAACAACGAAAAAGTAAGAGCATCCAAAATGGTACTCTTACCTGCTCCGTTGGTTCCAACGATTAAGTTTGTTCTTGCGCCTTCTAAATTAATTTCACTGTAAACATTACCCGTGGAGAGAAAATTCTTCCAGCGGATTTTTTCAAAAACAATCATTCTTCAGGTTCGTCAGGTGGTATCAGTAAATCGTCGGGTGTAATTATTGTAAACGGTTGTAGTCTCTCTTGACATGCACCAATTATAACATGATCTTCCATTTCTACAATCTGCATTCTAGGATAATCGTCCTCATAATGCAACATCTGTAAATATCTCTCAGCATCATCTTCTTCTTGGAAGATAGGAATGACACGCTCGTCTGTCTCGTCGAACACAGAAAAGACACCTTCAGGATGATCTTCTAGAGTGACAATATACATTACGCGACATTGCAGCTTTCAATATATAGTGTTCTCATCAAACCCTTGAGGTCAGTTTTGTCTACGGCAATCTCTACTTCATCAATGTATTCATTAAGTAAAGTCATCGTATCTTTAGTCTCAAGATCGGCATCTTCTACATCGTCTGTATCTACAAGAGTTTCAACAATTTTTACATCATGAACTCCTAGATTGTAAAGACGATCAACCAGTGTTTCAAACATCTGGTAGTCTTGCTTGTGGTCCACGATGATCTTAATGTACTTGTCTTTATAACTACGCACATCTTGTTTGTTGTAGTCCACACAGGAATCGTCATAGATGATTTTGTCGAAGATTTCAAACGGGTTCTTGATAAACTTAAGCTTGTCACTTTCAGTATCGTAGATATGGAATCCGCGAGTGTCCTTATAATCATTCCAGAACATCTGATAAGGGTTGCCTAAGTATTGCACATTGCCGTGCTTTGATTTGTGGTGGAAGTGTCCCGACCACACTCGCTTGAAATTTTTGAAATCAGAAACTTTGAAACCACCTTCAAATTTCATGCCAGGTGTAACTTCAAATCCATCGCACTCAAGATGACCACACATAATGTCTGCTTCACTGCTAGAGATCTTTCGCAGACAATCTTCTTTGTTACCTGAATTAATCCAAGGCATCATCAAAAATGCTTTCCCACCAAGAAGGATTTCCTTTGGTTCGGAATAGATATTGATATTGTCATACTTCTCCAGAAGAAGTTCAGGTGAGTTGATCTTGTTAGTGTCTTTATAATATGTACAATGATTACCAAGAATCATATGCACCTCATAATCTTTCAGTCTCTGGAAATAATTCGTATCAACACGGTTAAAAGTATTATAGTCCATAGACTTTCGATTATCGAAAGTGTCACCCAGATCAATGATAGTCCTGATGCCTTCTTTCTCAAGAGTTGGAAAAAAGATTTCATCGTAGAATTTTTGAAAATAATTCCAGAACGCTAGGGAACCTTTGCGTCCGTCAAGATGTTGGTCAGTAATGAGTGCAATTTTCATTTGGGTTTATGATCCTTCATACCGTCATGATTGCCATCTCTAGGCAACCTACCTGTCATTAGATATTCTATCGTATCTTTACATCCACGCAAGTAATCTAATTGTTCCTTTTGTTTTTCTGCCTCAACAGTATTCATAGGAACTTGTTCACTGATTTGTTTATATCTCTTAGTAAATCTTTCTAAGAGTTGCTCATAGTTTTCAGTTTGTTTCATAGTTTTCCACCAACGGTGCCATCGAATTGCTTGGAAGTTGTGCAGTTTGCCCAGTTAGTAGCGACACCTTCCAAGTGGAATCCCGTTCCATGAAGGACAGATTCCCTCGTACCGCCTGTGACGAGAGCCTTGCCATCCTTACCATAGCTAGTCCACGTTCCAAAGCGTTTCTGTTCAACACGAAAGTCTCCATATGGGGTTGTGTACCATTCGTAGGTTTCATGATCTCCACTCATCGATTCATTCTTGTTTCAATATTTTCTTTAATGCTACCCATGTCAGAATAGGAAGCGTTCATACCAGACATACTACCATCATATGTGTCGGTATGCATAACTTCATCATATCCAGAACGCTCTAGGATCTTGCCTTTGATCTCTAGTTGCTTTTTCTCCTTCTGGATCCTACGCAAGAATGCATAGTAAATAATTTGAGTGAAGTAAGCGAAAGGATTCTTAGACTTCTCTGGGTCAAAGTTGTCAATATACTGAAGGCAGTTTTCAATGCCGTCACAGATCATGTCCTCACGGAACATGTAATTGACAAAGTTTGGTTTGTAAGATAGATGTGTTGCGATCTTTAGAAAGCATTCACCTAAGTAGTTGGTGACTCGTGGGCGAGGATTGCCTGCTTCCTTAGCGGCATGAACCTTCTGCCGATAGTCTGTGATCGCAGCAAGGAACTCTTTGTTGTTGACGTAATACTCTGTTTGTTTTCTTTTTGCCATTACTGCATATGCCATGGTTTTGTACCATTATCATGTATCCATGATACCACGACATGGTTTGTTTGTAAACCCTTGACAAATGCTCAGAAACTTAGTAGACTAACTCTGTCAGGGTTCAAGAGAAGTAGTAGCTATTAGCTTTTATTAAATATATCTTCTAAAGATTTCTTCTTCTCTTCTATAGAACCTAAGTAACCAGAGTTCCTAGGTAACTTTTTGCCTTTTGTTCCAGCATAGTTTTTGTGGAGGGCAATTTTTTTCAGAGTCTTTTCATAGAACTCTTGGATCACTTCATCGATTTCAATAATTGTTAGACAATTACCTTTATCAATAACAAACATCTCTTCAAAAGATGCACTAATCCATTCTTTCAAAGCAAATCCAGATACTTCAATTGGACCCTTTCTTTGCTTTGCCTCTTCTACTTGAAGAGGTTTTTCTAATAGAATTTTGTTTTCATCTGCTAGATAACAAATTTTTGAAACAATTTCTTCACCTGTAACTAATTTGATAGTTGCATAAAATTCTTCTTCCATATTTAATTTGCTCTAAGGTTTACTTTTATAACCTCATACTTAAAGTTCTCTTCATTGTAAATGTTAACTCTTTCATTCAAATGTTTGAGTGTATAATTCTGACCGCCAATGTCATCAGCGATATCATATAAGGTAGCAACATCTTTGCCTTCACCTTTTCTTAGCACTCTACCGATAGACTGGAGGTTGCGAATGCGCGACTTGCTGGGAGAAGCAAAAATAATATTGTGTAATCGTTTGATATTGATACCAGTAGAAAATGTGCCGTAAGATGCAATAATGATAGCATCGTTCTCAGTCTCGGTAATCTGACGAACTTGCTCTCTGTCTTCTACATCAGTACCACCATGCACAAAGAATATCTTGCGCGATGGGTCTATAGTGCTATTTATTAACTCAAAAAGTGGTTCCCCGTGCTTCTCTACATAGTTGAAGAGGACAAGAGTATTTCCTTTTAAATCATTAACTAGGTTTTTAATTAAGTTATTTCTACCAGGATGTGTTACTAGATACTCCATCTCATCGTGATATGATTCAAAATGTTGCGGAGCATGTTTACAGAGTAGAACCTTGATCCTAAATTTAGACAGGTAACCTTCTTTAATAAGATCGTCTGTTTTAGTTACACGCTCACAATCACCAAACAATCCTTCTAGTACCCACTTGTGTGTCTTGCTACCATCAAGTGTTCCAGTAAAACCAAAACGGTACTTAGCATTGTGTAGTTTAGTCATAATTCCAGTGAGTGACTTGGACTTAAATAGGTGTGCTTCATCACCGATAACACAGTCAATGTCATCAAAGTATCTTTTTGGGAACTTGTAGATTGATTGCCAGGTGGAAATAATGATTGGTTTATCAGTATTCTTATCTTTGCCCGAATATATCTTATGCACATGGTCGTCCGCATTCCACCCATAATCGTTAAAGTCATTGACCATTTGTTCTACCAGGGACGTAGTAGGGACGATGATGAGCGTCTTCTTGCTGGTAGCAGTGTAGTATCTGACGAGGGAATAGATCATCAGAGACTTCCCACTTCCCGTAGGAGAAAGAAGTAGTTTACGATTGTATTTAATAGCTTCGTAGACTGCGCGATATTGGTAGTCACGAGGTTTGATTTCTGATCGGACAATTTTGTCCATGAAAGTTTTTACGCCAGCAGGAGACACGAATTTATTATCGTCAGATACATCTCCGTACCAGTCATTCTTTTCGTATTCAATTGTATACTGTCTCTCATCCGCCCACACTTGTAGGTGCTTCATGAGACCATGATACAACTCACCTGTACCAGGGGAGTACAGGCGAATAGTTCCATCCCAGTATTTGTATCTGGGATTCTTTTTTAAGAACTTAGCTTCAGGAACCTCAAAGGTAAAGTAGTCCGCCAACTCGTGATGGACATGTGGTTCCTTGGAATTAATAGTAATGTAGACTTCGTTCTTTTTCTTAATACTCAGGGTGGTCATCATTGTCCATTTACAAATTTTTCCCACTCAATGGCACTCTTAATCTGAAAACCTCTATTCGAGATTTGCTTCATAACCTGATCCAGAAAGTAAAGCATCTGATCCAGGTATTTAATTTTTGCTTCTAGGTTGATGATTTCGTCATCAGACTCTAGATAAACTTTCATCTTTTCAGAAGTCTTGATTGAAGATCCAAATGGTTTAGCGGCGTATGTCTTAGCGTCTGCTTCGCCAGAGTAATACTCACGCTTATCTCTAACCACTTTGCGGATCTCAAACTCCAGCGAGGTTTTGATCTGCTGAATGTCAGTGTAATGGTTTAAGTATTTATTATGTTGAAAAGGGATCTCTAACGCAAGTTTTCCCAAATCTGTGCTATATTGTTTGTTCTTGAATTGAAAGTCAACAGAGGAATCTTCCGCCCAGTCTTCTCTCAGTTTTTCAAATTTATTACGAAGAGAGTCAAAGTTCATAAAGGTTGCATTGATTTATCACGAATGAAGAACTGCTGGTGTTTGAATGTCACCTCTGCAGTAATATATTCTACATCACTTATTGTAGCATCGAATTGTAGACCTGAGAGTGCTACTGGAAATAAATTTCTAAACTCTACAATGAATGCTGGGTTGTATGCACTAGTAACGATCTGTAGGTTTCCATTTGTATAGATGTCTTCTTCTAATGTGACACGCTTCATTTGATCAGCATTGCCATTGTCACGCATCCACTTATGAATGCTATTATAATTTTTAAGATCTTCGTCTACAATAAAACGCACAGAAAAATCCCCGAATGCTACTCCGCCACCAGGGGTAATAGGCAAAGTCCTAAAAGGACTTGGCACCTCTGTAACTGGCATCGTAACATCGGGGAGGTTTGCTGCTTGACAAAAGAAATCTACCCCCGCAAACTTTTCCAGTTTCAGGAGATAACCAATAGGGTTTAAGAAGTTCCTATTACTAGGTTGCTCCTTGTACCATTCAGCAGACATGTCAACTTCCCAAGCTACTTAGTATTTATGGGTTGTCTGGATCCAAACCTAATTCGATAAGATATTCTCTCCACCACTGAGGATCTTTTTTCCGTTTCCAATCTGGCACAGGCAATCCCTGAAGCGAATAGTATTCGTTAATCGCTTCATCAATCTTCTCTGCTATTTCCACCTGCCTAATCCTCTTTTGTAGAATGTCCATTCGCATTGATGATTTCTTCCAGTTGTTTCCGAATATCCGCAGAACGCTTCTTATCGCGTTCCGTATGCCTATACCCATATTTACCATGAAAAATAGCGTGACCTTGACAGATCATTGTAATGCCAAATGTGAATAGGAGAATAATTCCTATCCATTCTATAGTGTGATTTTCAACCATGGCAATAGGGGAGGAATTACTCCAATGAGTCGAAGAAGACCCTCAGCAAAAAGTGCGAGAACAACCCAACCAACACACATACTGATAATTGAAGCATTACGATTATGTTGTCGTATGGCAGCATCAATCATCTCCTGAACTTCTTCTTTCGTGACACTATTCATCGGTGTCTTCGTTTTCCCAAAAATCTGCCCAATCCTCTGGCGAATTTGTGACATCTTCCCATCCTGGTTCGTATAGTGGACAAGGTTCTTCCATTAGTGTTTGATTTTTCATAACAGAAATTCTTTTATATAGTAGTTGATATTCTTTACCAGTCATCTTCTTCTTCGTCTTCGTCGTAGAACTCATAAGGTCCATGTTGCATACGCTTTAACTCTTCAGTCTTTGCGCGAAATGATGCAGTCTCTGTTAACCAGAGAGCTAGTTTCATAACAACAAAAATCACCACTAATGGTGATAAACAAAACAACAAAATCAATGATGATTGATTCATGAACTATACTCTTGTAGAATATTTAAAATCATATTCAAAGAGTAATGAGCACCATTGAGCCATTCCTCACTGGCACCATCGTATTTTCCCTCATAGATCTCAGTCTTTAGTTTAAGGATCCTGGGTTCTATGTCAACCTTTCTCATGTTTCCTTTTGGCATAAAATTACCGTAAGATACATACTTCTATTTAAGCACAAAAAAAGGGGACCCGTGGGTCCCCCGTCTTGATATCGTAACAATATATCAGGTAAGGTTCGCAACGCGAACTCTTCTGTAGTATTGGTTACGGTTGTGTGTAAGTGCTTCAGCATCAGGTGTGCCGTTGGACTGTACAACGAATGGGTTAGCAACCATACCGTAGCGGGTCTTGAAGCCAATCTTAGGCTGGAAGGTGCTAGGATCGATGCTGCGTAGCATCTGGAGGGGTACATATGGGCAGTAGAAGAGTCCTGCGTCATATGGCGAGGAACCCTTATAACCTACAACATAGTAGTGGGTGTTGCTGACATTAGCAGAGTAAGGGTCAACATAGACCTTGATTCTACCGTTCATGGTGCCTACTAGGAGGTTACCAGTGTCATCAACTTCACCGATGGAAGGACCACCAGCGCCAGTTAGACCAGAGGAATAGTCGAGGGTGCCAGACATAGCGAGTGCGGAAGCAACATCAGCAGAAGTGATGATGAAGTTGCCCTTTCCTCTACGAGTTTGCTGCGCGATAGCGTTAGCATCTCTTTCAATCTGGAACATAAGTCCCTTGAACTTTTCAACCGACCATCTGCCGTTGGAGTCAACGTCGAGGTCAAATACGCCAGCGTTAGCAACATTGTTTTGAGCACCTTGCTTAGCAACGGTGTAAACAGTACGAACAACTTCGCGGTTGATTTCAGCAAGGATCTCACTAGAAAGAAGGTTAGCGAGTTCTTGCTCAGCGTCAAGACCGTGGATTGCCTTAAGGTCTTGAGCGAGTTCGAGAGTGTACTCTGCCTTGAGTGCTCTTGTCTTAGCAGTGACAGAAGTCTTCTCGATGCTGAAGCTCATCTCGTTGAATAGGGTAGAACCCGATCCTAGAGTTTCAGCGTCTTCTCTTGCGATGTTACCTGCTTGACGCTCGTAGTTGCCAGCAGTAGTACCGCCGCCAGTTGCGTCGTTGAGGAGACCAGGGTTAGCATCAGTTGTACCGCCGTCGCCAAGAGGAGATACGGGATCGTTGTATGCTGCAGGACCCTGAGAGTTACCAGAGAAGTTGGTGTCAGGCTCGTTGTAGAGTGCCTCGGAACCAGCACGAAGTGCAGCACCGTTCTCTTGGTAGTGGGACTTCATTGCGAAAATGAGACCAGTAGGACCAGACATAGGCTGGACACCACAGATGTCATATGCAACTAGGTTAGGCATTGCACGGCGGATCATGCCGATCATTACAGGGTCGAAACCTGCTAGACCACCAGTTTTGGTGTCAAGACCAGAACCAGATAGTGCGTTAGTGCCGATAGCACCAACAGTGTTGGATGCCTCATTAATCATACCACGCTCTTCGCGCATGGCATTTTCTGTGTTCTCTAGCAGAACAGCGGTAACATCCTTTCTATAGTTGTCTTTGATAGAGCCTGCGCCCTCATGACTTAGAACAGGAGACCACTTTTCTGTTAGAGCTTTAGCGTTAAACATTTGCTTGCTCCGTTAGAAAAAATAGGGATTTAATTTATAATCAGGACCAGCGATTGAGTGCGTTGAGGTATTGTGCCATTGCTGGAGTTACCTCTTCGCCTGCTCCTTCGACTGGAGTTTCATCAGCAACCTCACTTTGAGGTGCAGCTGCTTCCTTGAAATAGGACTCCTTGATGGTAGTAACCTTCTTGGAGAACGATTCTTCAGAAACGAACTCTAGACCCTCAGCGAGTGCTGCGAGTTTTTCTTTCTGAGTATCTGCTAGTCCTTCCGAAACAGTGTTCAGAATATTTGTTTTTGCAGTCTCATTAAGACGATTTTGTAGTTTCACATTTGCCTTAACCTGTTCGTCAAGACGCTCTTCCATTTCACGAATAGATTCTGCCATACCTTCTACCACATCGACTTTCTCGTCGGGGATAGAAATGTAGTGCTCTTCAAAGAGACCCTTGAGACCTGCAATGAAGTCTGAAGTAATCTCATTTCTGATTCCACGGTCAACAGCAACTTGGTTTTGCTCCATCCATTGACCGATGGCGTAGTTCACAGTACCGTTGACTTCTTCTGCCATTTCACTCTTAGCTTCGGTGAAATGCTTGTCGAATTCAGTGGTGAAGTGTTCTACAAGTCTGTCATACTCTTCAGAGATTTTCGCTTTGACAGCAGCCTCAAAAATGGTCTTTGCTTTCTCAGCGAACTCTTCAGAGAGTTCTGTGCCTTCTACTAGAGCGGCAACATCAGCGGAAACATCAAGTTCCTCAAACGAAGGTTTGATTGGGTAGGTAACTGCTGGACCAGTGCTGGTTGCATATGCAACTTCTGCACCTACAGATGGCATTGGATCTGTTCC